GAATAGAGAGAATCATACACTTAAATCTTACTCAGGTACAGATCACCGAAGACTTCGACGTTCCGGCAGAAGCAATGCTTCACCCGAAAGACAGAGAAGCAATATCTGAACTAACAACTGAACTCCAGACAGAAGAACCAGAAGCTCAAGAACTACTCAATAGTAAGTGGTTACTAACTGACTATAGAGGATCGACACCAGTAGAATACGCTATGGCTGTGAACTATCATGATCCTGTCCCTGTGAAAGAACCATCCATAGCAGGACAGAGAATAAAAGAGATAAAAGACGGATTCTTGGGTAGCTTTAAAGCCGAATATTATGGACCCGATATCTAATGGCTGGTAAGAAAAGAGGCCGTAAGCCTATAGAGATTACAAAGTCCATGATAAAGAAGGCTGAACGCTATGCCGCACAAGGGTTAACGGGAGGACAGATAGCTATAATATTAGGAATGTCGCACTATACCTTGATTGAAAAGAAAAAAGAGAATGTTGAATTAGTTGAAGCTATAAACAGAGGCAAGGCTCAAGGCATAGAGACAATCACCAATGCTCTGTTTGAAACAGCCCAAGCTGGAAACGTAGCAGCACAAATCTTTTACCTCAAGAACAGAGATAAAGACGGATGGAAAGACAGACAGGAGTTAGACGTTAGTGAGAATCGACAGCATGAGTCAGTATCCACCGTATCTGGAGAAATTGCAGAAATGCTCGGAGGAGAAGAAACAAAACCACCTGCGGGTACTACTACGCACTGACCTTTACTTTCTCCTGCGTTACGGATGCAAGCGTTCAGATATGGAAGACCCCTGGTTATTTGACCGATGCCGGGAAGTCCAGGCCAGTCCCAACGGTCACTTGGACTTATGGGCACGCGAGCATTTCAAGACCAGTATTATTACCTTTGGTAAGACCATACAAGACATCTTAGCTTCTCATGGTGATGACCCATTACCAGAATGGGAAGACTTTCCCGAACCTACCTTTGCTATCTTCAGTCACACTAGGCCGATTGCAAAAAGCTTCTTAACGCAAATCAAGACGGAACTGGAAAACAATATCGTCCTACGGAATGTCTTTCCGGATATCTTGTACATGGACCCTCAGGCACAATCACCTAAATGGTCAGAAGATGGTGGCCTGGTAGTTAAACGTAAATCAAATCCGAAAGAGTCCACTGTCGAAGCTCACGGACTGGTAGACGGGCAACCGACCGGAAGACACTTTACAGTACGAATCTATGATGACGTGGTAACAGAGAAGTCTGTAACTACACCGGACATGATACAGAAGGTAAACGAGAAATGGGGGTTGTCTCTTAGCCTTGGTGTAGACGGGGGGATAGAAAGGTACATTGGCACTCGGTACCGACACAACGATACCTACGACCTCATTATGAAATACGTACCGGTACGTAAATACCCGGCTACTGACAATGGAAAACCAGATGGTAAGCCAGTATTCAGGTCCCAGGAATGGATAGACGATAGGAGGCGGGCTGGGTCTTACACCTTCGCCTGCCAGCAGTTACTGGACCCGATTGCAGATTCATTAATGAGCTTCAAGGAAGAGAACCTAAACTACTTTGAGAAAGCGCCAGGAGAAACCAACAATTACATCTTGTGCGATCCGGCGAACGAGAAGAAAAAGAGCAGCGATTACACTTCCTTTTGGGTATTGGGATTAGCAGAAGACGGGAACTTTTACGCTCTCTACATGCTCAGAGACAGGCTTAATTTACTTGAACGAGCCGACGTGTTGTTTGAGTTACATCGACTGTACAAACCGCTTGGTATTGCCTACGAGAAGTATGGAATGCAGGCTGACATAGACCACTTCGAGGACCGCATGGAACGGGAGGGCTACCACTTCAAGATAACCGAGGTTGGTGGTAATCAGTTAACTAAAAATGACCGCGTGTTAAGATTGACCCCATACTTTGAACAAGACAGAATATGGCTACCGAAGCGGCACGCCCAATTACTCAAAGATGGGACAACTAGAGACATGGTGCAGACATTCGTAAACGAAGAGTATCTGGCCTTTCCTGTGGGTATCCATCCTGACATGCTTGATTCCCTTTCCCGGTTGGTCGATATCAAAACCAAGTTCCCGAACAAGAAACCAACCGAGAAACTTAACTTTCGGAAGGCTGTATGAGTGAGCAAATCACATACGGTAGAATCATTCCCTTTGCTAATGCAAAGAAGGTGTTAGCCGCATGAGTGACATGGACACTCAAACACCAGCCCCCATTGAAGAGTTTAGGGAGATCGATGCAGCGACAGCCGGAGCCGAGGATGGCCGGGAGAAAGGCCAAGCACTCCATCAAGAAGCACTAACCCGCTTTAAGCAGATCGTATCGAGGGAAGAAGAGAGTCGGGTACTGGGGGTCAGGGATCTGGTATTTATAGATCAGGAAGGTGGTACATACGACGAAACCAATGGATTCCTTAGTGGTACTCCGTTGGACGATGACGCTACCGGCACACCACCGCCTCCGCCACGTTACCAGATAGACCGCATATCCCCAGTCATTGAAGAGGCGGTATCAGATCAGCGCGAGGCCCAGATTAATATACAGGTGCGCTCTACTGGTAAGAAAGCTGAGAAAGGTTTAGCCGATACCATGAACGGCCTTATCAAGAATATCGAAAGTGTATCGGATGCCGGGGACTCTTACGATAATGCCTTTGATGAATGCCAGAAGTCTGGCTATGGCGGATGGCAGATTGTCACGCGCTACGCTGATGAGGGGTTTGAGCAAGACATATTTATCGAGCCGATCCTAAATGCTACTCAATCATTGTTTTTTGGCCCTGCCAAGAAAGCCACCAAAGAAGATGCGCTTTATGCTTTCCATATCTGGTCTATGGATCTTGATGAATACAATAAGCAGTATCCCGATGCCCAGGTTTCAGACTGGCCGAAAGATTTAGGCGAACTCAGCAGCTCATGGTTTAACTCAGAAGATAACCTGATAAGAGTCGCTGCTTATTGGCGCAAGCGTCCTGTCAAGAAAGAACTCTACATGCTTGATGATGGGCGGCTAGTGAATGAAGAGGATATGCTTGCCGCTACCGCTCCTGTCCCGTTCTTCTCTACTCAACCTACGGTTAAGGTTCTGGTAGTCGATGGTGAGGAAATGCACCGGACTGTAGATACTTACGAAGTGGAACGATTCCTGCTCAATGGTACTGGCATGATCAGAGGGCCGCAGCCTTGGGCTGGTAGATACATTCCGCTTATTCCTGAATATGGTATCCGCTCCGTGGTCAATAGCCGCGAGACAATCCGAGGCAAGGTGCGGAAAGGTAAGGACGCCCAGAGACTTTATGATTATGCGACTTCCGCCATTGTTGCCGCTGGTGCTTTGGCCGCTAAAGACTTCCACTGGATGACCACGGCGCAGGCGGTAGGCCATAAAGACGCCTTGGAGAAAATGAACATAAATCAAGACCCTATATACTTCTATGAGCCTGACGAACAAGCCCCAGGCCCTCCCGTAAAAGCACAAGGCCCGACCATCCAGACAGCCTTGATAGGTATTGTCGCTCAAGCCAGGGAAGATATATCCGCCTCAGTGGGTCAAGGGGTAGGGCTTCAAGACGGGACCGCGCAAGATCCGCGAAGTGGTGAGGCTATCCGCGAAGGCAATGTGAACCGAGAGAAAGGCAACTCGATCTATTTTAACAATCACATCAGGGCAGTTCGTTATACCGGGGTCCAACTGGCCGATCTTATTTCCAGACTATGGACTACTGAACAGCAGAAGCGAATCATTAAGCCGGACGGAACGGAAGACTTTGTTACCGTGAACAAGCCGGGAATGTTGGAAGGCGAACAGATTATCATCAATGATCTTTCCCAGTCTCGCTTCGATGTAACGATGGATGTAGGCCCAGCGTATGCTTCGCAACGTCAACAAGGGGCAGACCAACTCACTAAGCTGGCTACAGAGAACGCTGCCTTTGCAGCGGAGACACCAGATTTAATAGCCGAGAATCTAGATGTTCCCGGTGCTAAAGAACTGTCCAAGCGGTTAAGGTTAAGAGGGATTATGGAGGGCCGATTTCCACCGACAGAGGATGAACGCGAAGAGTTTCAGATAGACCTAAGAGCGCAGATTACCCAGGAGATAACGCCGCAGATTAGAGAGGAAGTTACCAACGAGACTAATATTAAATTGCTTGACGCTAACGCCAATCAACTCAACGCCCAGGCTGATAACTTCCGCGCTGGCGCAGCATTGAAAGCAGATGAATCGCCCAAGTTAGTAGCTGAGACAGAAAAGGTCATGGTAGAGACTGAAAAGATATTAGAAGACAAGGTTAACGCGGCTCTAGACGGACAGACTAAATTGCTTGATAACTTACTGAAACGTCTTGATTTACAGCTACCGTTAACCATTGTTCAAAAAGACCAACTCGATCAACAAGACGATATGATTGAAGACGAACAGCAAGAGGTAGACGGTGGGCCAACAGCGGCCCAGGAAGAGGAATTCAATTTAAACTAGCAATAGTATAGAATTCAAAAACTAATCACCTGAAAGGGTTAATTATGAGTGGGATTGATAGCGCAGCCTCATCTACTGCAACGATTGATAAGTCCGAGTCATCGACGGAAGACGGAGAGGAAAACCTAGACCAAGAGTTAACCGAGGAAGAACTCGCAGAGGCAGAAGCCGACGCGGAAGGAGCCGAGGTAGACGCGGAGGCCGCAGCGGCAGAAGCCGCAAAAGCAGAAGAGGAAGAGGCAGACCCAGAAGTCAAATTAACACGGAACGCGCAAAGACGTTATGACGCACTATCATCTAAACTCAGAGAGAAAGACAGACAAATAGCAGAGCTTCAAGGTGGTCAGGTTGTTAATGTTGAAGACCTAGGGCCACCACCTAACCGCGATGACTTTGACGACGACATAGAATTTGCCTCGGCGGAAGGAGCATACAAGGGCGCTTTAAAGGTCTTTACCACGCTCCGACAGAACCAAGACACCGCCGCGCAGAGCGAAGGAGTAGCCAGGACAGCAGAGAAGCTTAATAGTCATACTGAGCGAGTGGGTAAAGCTAGAGAATCCATTGCGGATTATGATGAGGTAGTAGCTGGAAGCAAGTTAGAAGTATTGGACGGCACCAGAAATTTACTTCCCGTTGCCAGTGCGATACTAGGGCTAGACAATAGTCCCCAGGTTTCCTACTACATCGCTGCTAATCCAGATATTGCGGAGCAATTAAACCGCGCATCTGGTGAAGATGTCGGAGTGATGGTAGGACGTTTATCAGAACAGCTTAAAGCGAGTCCCGTAAAACTTAAACCAAAGCCTAAACCTATCGAAAGTGAGGACACAGGCGCAGGACTCGGTAAAGCTGATGACGGACTTGAACATATCAAGGGCGCTAAATTCAGTTGATGTAATGCCGGTCCTTTGATGAGGACTTAAATCTCATGGCAGCTAATAATTTTGCGAGTAACATTACCCAAAAACTGGCGCGTATCTTTCTTAACAAGTTTGAGAGCGAGCGCGTCCTATCAAAAGCAGTAAACACCCAATTACTAGAGGGCAGATTCGACCCATCCTCTGGTACGATTGTTAACTTCAAGCGCCCGACTGATTACAAGTCTAAGCGTACCGCAGATGGTGACGTGTCGGGGTTAACGCCTTCAGCGATCATCACCGGGAAAGCAGCCGGTACAGTTCAAGACTACTTCACGGTAGACGTGGAATTCTCCGCTGTTGACGAAGCTATCAAAATGGATCAGCTTAAAGAACTGATCGAACCTATGGCCACCCGTATCGTCACTGATATGGAAACCGATTTCGCTACCTTCATGCTCCATAACGCCGGTCTGTCAATCGGTAGTCCGGATACCGCTGTTACGACATGGCAGCATGTCGCGGATGCAGGCGCGTTAATGTCTTCTCTGGGCATTCCGAAGGATGGTCCCTGGAACTATGTTATCAATCCGTTTACTGAGGCCAAGCTTGCTGACGCTGTACGATCTTTGGGCGCTGGCGGGACTGTTGGTGGCACGATCAAAACGGCTCTTGATAGAGCAACGTTATCAGAGGACTTCGCAGGCATGAGAGTTATGCGAGCTTCCACGCTTTCGACTTTGACCACCACGGCGATCACTGACCGCGCCGGGACATTGTCGGCTGCGCCTAATGTGACCTACGTAGCG